GATTTTATCTACAATGTATATGAATTTGGATTTGGTGATACACACTATGACTATACACCAGAGTTGTCAAAAAGAATTTCACGACATATTAAATTAAATGACTTGCTTGGTGAGCCTGACGATTATTATGATAATGATTTATTTTAAAAAAATTATCCAAAAAGTTTTTTTATTAAGATATTTTTTTTATATTTGTACTTTAATAACAACTAAATAACAAAACGATGCAAAACATTTTACGCCAAATCAAATTAATCCAAACAGAAAGCAACAAGACCACTACCTTTGTAGATTTCTTGCAAGGTTATGACCCAACACTTTTCGTAGAGATGCACCAAGATTACTTCAAAGACCACTATCTACAAAAATACTTTATCGACGAATACAATTTAGGTGAGGACACAGATTATGATTTATATGACCACTTTGACTTGTGGTCTTTAATCCAACAAAAATATGAACAATTCTTTTCTGATCTTGGTCGAGTTGATACGCACAAGTGGTTGAACCCTTCCTTTTACTCTGACCACTCTTCATACTTAAAGCACGAGCACTTTACTTTTGCAGAGATTGATTACTTGATTGGCATCACTGACGACCTTGGCGACCTCGCTGATGATTTCTACGACAAGATTAACGAATTGACTGGTGAAAGTTTCTCTACTATTGGATATAGTGAATTTTTTGGAGCGCTGCTTTCTGACTATGAACTCTATATGTCATAGGAACTCGATATCAAAATCATAATCCTCTGATCTTTTTGTCTTTCGCCAGTAGTTCCATATAGCATAACGCATCGCATCCATCAGGTCATCATATAACTTGATGGGTTCGTATATAATTTGCTCACCTTTTGTCTTCCACTGATACTTACGGATTTCATCAATCAGGTTTACAGAATTGATATTTAAATATAATTTCTTTGACCTGATTAAATCTATACCTTCTTTTACACTTTTATCTGCTGACTTTGCCATATACCCGGCCCGTTTAAGGTCTTCAATCATACTCGGTGCGGCGGCATCGACCCAGATGTCTTTGTCTGTTTCTATATTCAAATCTTTCATTAATTTGATTAAATCTGACGCTGTTAAATTACTTTGATATATTACCTCTTCAACCCAGTGGTGATCGTCTTTTATATGCACCCTTACAAGCGCCATAGCGTGATTATATCCAACGTCCAATCCATATACAAAAGTATCCGATACTGATTGTGGTTTACCATCTTCGGAATATGATATTAAATCTCCTTCACTCCATTCCGACCAGGTCTGATATATTGTAGTTATAGCATATCCAGGTAGACCCAAGCCATAAACACGCCACAAGTTTTCATCGTGATTTTTATAACTTTCTATCTGTTTTATAGTGGTCGGTGTTAAAAAGGGATTGTCCAAATATGTAGAATGGATGTAATCTACATCTTCACGGTCTTTCATTTTAAATGACCAGTGCCAAGCATCCGACGGGTTCTGGTCCATAAACACTCTTTCAGTAGTTCTTAAAAAAAGTTGTTGCGCTGCTTCATAATCAATCTCATTACATTCATTTAAATAAAGAAAATTTCTTTTTGCACCACGGACTTTTTGACTATCGTTCAGTGAAAAGAATTCGATGTAATTTCCAAAAAGTGTAATTTTGTGTTCAGATTTATTATGTAAGAGGTCTGAATATAATTGAAGTTCTTTTAGTAGGTCAACGAACTCCCTATAAACTGTTCGTCTTAAACTTGGAAATCCAGCACGGACTACTGATATGTATATACCCTGACCTTTGCGTTTCGCGCATTCAAGAACTATCCATTGCATTATAGAATATGTTTTTGATGACCTTGAACTACCGACTGAAAGAACAAATCTTTTTTCAGTTTTCAGAATTTTTTCCAGGACTTTGGTCGCCTTCATTTCCATTTACAAAAATTACTTTTATGTCATTTAAATTTTCACCACCCGTTGTGATATCCAAACTATCTGTGTATCCTCTTTTTCGTCCTTTATACTTCATATAAAAAAGAATACTTCTTTCAGAACCATCTTGGATTTTTCTAAACAGTTGGTTTTCAACAAAATCAATTTGTATATCATATATCTCATCTACTGCTTTTTTGAACTCTTCATCGTGGTGATAATAGTGATAAAATCTATCTCTGGACACACCAACATCTTTACAAGCGGGTGTGACTATTCCAAGGTTTTTTTCAAGTGCTTGCAATAATTTTTTTTTATGTAATTCTGGATTTTTTTTCATATTCTTTTTCTGATTACTTTTTTTGGTCCTATAAAAGACCTGAATGGTTCTTCTATACAACTCGATAGTTCTACATAACTTTTATTTTCTTCTGGGAAGGTATGAATAGCGAAGTGGCTTTCCGATAGAAGCCATAAAGCGGTCCACCCTTGTGGTTCAAAATGATATTCTACAAAAGTGATGACGCCAAAACCAGCATCTTTTAATTTTTTATCATATAACTTTCTTAAAAGGAATGGGTCTGTTTCATAAATCCATTCGTTAAAATTAAACATCTGTGCTACCATACAATTCATTCATTTTTTCTTTACTATAATCAAGTGATGGAAAATCTTCTTTAATCCTTTCTATATCACCTTTATAGAATACAAGTATATTTTGATGTGTCTTTACAACTTTTCTTAATTTCATCAATTTATTCGCTCTCAACATAGATGAACCGATAGGGTCGCATAATATAATTTCGTTATATAGTCCCATGCCTTCACGGATAAATAGCTTTTTTATATCACTTATAAAGTCATAATAGAAGCCGGTTTTTTTATCACGAACTTCACCCACAACTATAACGGCAAATCTGTTGTCTTTCAGACATTTCACAGCGTTGGTAAAAGCGACATCAAGTATTTTAAAAAAATCTTCATATGTTTCTTGGTTCGACGCATCATTTTCCAAATCACTATATACCTCTAAATCATAATAGGGTGGACAACTGAACAATAAATCTTGTGTTTTTTCTTCAATATATTTTGATACATTCCTACCATCATCACAAATATAAACACATCTTTCATTTGTTCTTTCCATATTAAGATCGGCTTGTTCTTTTCTGATTTCTATTCCAGTGAAAGAATTATCATTTTGGTATGTAGATACATAACCAAAAACTGTATCACCCGCAAAAGGGTCGAAGATTTTTGCTCCAAAAGGTGAAAACCATTTTGTAATAATTTCCGATAAAACTGGGTCCAATAAACTAACAGACCCTAAATCACCCATAGCACTATTTGTGTCTTTTACCAATGTGTTTTCACGGCTCTCTCCATTATCACCAATCAGTTCTCTCCAAACTTTTTTCCTATCTTGCCAATATCCTTGCTTTGCGTCAAGTATAGAAAAAGGTGGTGCTATAAACCTATCACTTAATTTACCACCATAATCTACTAAACTATCTTTGTATTTTATATCTGGAACTTCAAGACCCCACTCAAAAAGAATTTCTTTATCCCAATCACTTCTTAGTACATCAAAATCCCAGTCTCCATATCCAACATTATCTTTCACTATAAATTCCTTTTTCTTTTCTTCACTTAAATCACTAAACTTTATAACTGGTACTTCTTTAAGACCTGCTTTTATACACGCCTTAGTCCGCATATTACCACCCAGCACGACCATATCATCATCTACTACGATTGGTCTGACTTCAAGCATTTCAGGAAATTCTTTTATAGACCTGACTAATTTTTTAAATTTTTCATCTGCAATCACCCTTGGATTGTTTTTATTCAAAATGATTTCTGAAATTTTGACTTTTTTTACTTCAAACATAATTTTTTTTATTGTAATTTTTGTAAGCAATTTTATCTATCACTTATATTCGGAACCTTTTGCCAAAGTTGTTTTCCACCAAAATAATCCATTAAAATCAAAAGTGCTTCATATCTTTTTGCTTCTGTTTTGGTACGGAATGTTTTCAAGATTTGGAGTTCCAAAATTTGACAATCGGTCTCCCTGACCTTTTCATAAAAAATCTTTTTTTGTGGTTTTTTAAAACATCCTCTGTTATGTTCAACACTTCTACGGTGGATATCATTTGTGTGTCCAATATATCTGGTCTGCTTTTCAATCTGGATTTTGTAAACAAAAAATGGCATAATTTAAAATATATATTAAAACACATCACCTTCCTACCAGAACGACACCTCTTGGGAGGGTGTCTTCGGTGTTAAAAATCAATTTAAACCAATTTAAATAATTCAAAAAGTGTTGCCGAAGTTCAAATAGTCCAGAGGATTTTAGACACGAACCCCCTTCGGTCCGTCATCCAAAATCCCCTGTTTTCTCTCCATAGCCGTTCAATTTCTTGCCGTCGTACAAATGAGCCCTTTCGGATTTTAACTATATCACTTGGTCGATATAGTCGCCAGACCTACTTAAAGATGGTATCCAAGCCACCTACACGCGCACAACTCGTCTGGTATAAACACCATTGCTGCTCTTTGTCGTGTATCCTCCCAGTAAAGCGATACAATATAGTCCCTGGTGCAAGGAATGCGTCGAACTATAAGGTCGATTGCCTTTTATATGTCTGCTGATTTGCCTTTGATTTATGCCCTTTATTGCTTTTGATTTGTGCTTCATATCGCTATTATATAATATATATAAAAAAAGTTCTCCTCTCTTCACTTTTTTTTTATATTTTTTTTACTATATTTGTGTTATGAAACATAATATAATACCACCTGACCCAAAAAACTGGACACCACATACCGTGATGTTTAAAAGATTTAGTGAAAGTAATTTATTGGAATACATCGAAGTACACAAGATTTTATTAAAAGAACGAAAAGATGATGAGTATCAAGTAAAAAGATTATCCAACCTTATCTATCTTGCACAACTTGAACTTGAAGAGAGAAAAAAAAACCCACTGTCCTGATAAAAGACAATGGGTTTTAATCAGACGACACAAAAGTTATAGTTTTTTTTAAACTTTTGTTTAATTTTTTATATGAATTATATATTAATTTTTTTATACTATGATACCAGAACCAGATTTTATTTATTGCCTGCTCCACCACGACAGACCACCGATGCGAGATATGCTACCTATATTTCACAATATAGGTGATGCATTTTATTTTAACAGCACAAAATATGAAGTCATCGCTTTACAGATTGCTACTGAAAGTGATTTAAATGATATTGGGTGGGACGATTATAGACCAGACAACCCACCACTCCTAATCTTTGCCGAAGAGTGTAATAAAATAAATTATGTAGAATTAATCCGAGACTTAAAATTAAACCAGGTCATA